ATCTTGAGTATACAGAAGCAGAAAAAAAGACTTTAAATAAACCTTTCCGATTAAAAGGTGGCAAAAAGAAGTATGGCGTTTATGTAAAAAACCCCAAGACTGGTAATGTGATCATGGTCAAGTTTGGTGATCCTAACATGGAGATCAAACGAGATGATCCAGCTCGTCGTCGTAGCTTTAGAGCTAGACATAAATGCGATACAGCAAAAGATAAGACTACTCCTCGTTATTGGAGCTGCAAGTTTTGGTCTAAAAAGCCTGTGAGTAAAATGGTTTCTAATGAGGTCTTAGCTTGGGACGAAGAAGAAGTTTACAGCGAGTGGGCTTGGGATGATGAAGGTTTTGCCGATCATCAAGATTTATTAAATGCTTTCCCTTTCTTGGAGAGCATACAAGAAGTTGTTGAAGAGGAAGAGGTTTAGTATATAATGTTACGTGTCTAGCGTAATACTAACATCTTATTTTTCAGAGAAGAAGCATCCCAATAATTCTTGGGACTCGGATGTCGTCGGTAGAGATCAAGACGGAAGAGTACATAAAAACAGCTTTGATTACATAAGACCTTGGTATGAGTCTGTAAAAAACCTTTGTCTTAAGGGAGTTATTTTTCATGATGGGTTAACGGAGGGTTTCGTAGAAGAATTTTCTACAGACAAAATAAAATTTGTATACTCAGATAGTTCTTCTCAAAACTATTCAAATCTAGATTACAGATGGTTCTGTTATAGAGATTTTCTGAAAGAGAATAAATTTGAGTCTGTTTTCATTTCAGACTGCTCTGATGTCTCTGTGGTGAAAGACCCTTCTTTACTTTTTAAAGATTATAGTAATTATGATTTTTTTCTATGTAAAGACTCTGAAACTTTTGACACTTTTCCTTATTTTGACATACATAAACAGTATGACTGGCCTGATTACGTAGAAATGCTTTTAAAGAAGAATAGTTTTGATTTGATAAATATGGGTGTTGTCGGAGGATCTTATGAAAATATTATTGACTTCTTAGATAAATACTCAAAAATTAGGCTGGGTATGGAAGATGAGGAATTCTATCAAGCAGACATGTGGGTGGGTAATTATATTTTTAGATGTTTACTTAAAGATAAGTCGCTTCTTATTGGAGAGCCTTTCACTAGTGAATTCAAAAAATATCAAAACGATAGAGAAGACGTTTATTTTATACATAAATAAAAATTGTAATCATGACAGATCTTGAAATTATCAACGCCTTCAAAGACCGTCATAAAGGCGAGACTTTTATAGCGTTTGGTTCTGGGCCTACTTTACTAGAATGGCAGGACTCTTTCTGCGAAGGGGCTATAAAGATAGGTTGCAATACTGTATTTAAACATAAACCTGACTTAGATTATTATTTTATAAAAGACTCAGGCTTTCAAAATAAAAGTCCAAATGGTTATTTTTTATTAAAGGGCGAATATGATAATTATCAACCTTCTATTTCTAAATTTTATGGAATATCTAGATTCAATAATCAATATACACCTTTTTCTTTAACTGACCAAGACGTTAAAGATGGTAAGGCTATCGGTTTTGACAATTATGGTAAGCTGTTCATAGAATTTCATTCTGTTATATTTTCCTGCTTGCAGTTCGCTGAATTGTGTGGAGCATCAAAAGTTATCGTTGTCGGTTGTGATATAGTTAATAATATCAGGGTTGGGGAATCAGAAGAGCATGATGGATATAAACGAGAGAAGCTTTTATTTAGATGGGAACAGTTTAAACTCGCGCATCCAGATTTGGACATAGAGGCGTTTATGCCGATGGGATTGAAGGCGGTATTAAATGAGTATAAACCTAAATTATTATGAGTGATGGATCAATAATGGGATTTTTCTGTGATGTCTGCGATACTGTAGAAATTTCTCAAAACTATAAAATTGGAAATTATAACACTATAGAGGGGCGTGTTAGTATTGGCAAAAATGTGAAAATAGGTAACGGAAATACAATTTCTGGCGATATCCAGATAGGCGATAATTGTATTATCGGTAATAATGTTTCAATCGTTGGAAACGTAAAAATTGGAGATTCTAATCATATTTTTTCAAATGTCTGCATAGGTTATGAAGCCCAGCATTTAGCAAAAATTGAAGTTGATACCCTTCGATCTATCATTATAGGGAATCAGAATACATTTAGAGAAAATTGCACGGTACATATGCCTCATGAAGATAATAGTTTAACTACTATTGGCCATAATAGTTTATTTATGGTTAACTCTCATATCTCCCACGATACTAATATTGGTGATAGTGTAGTTATTTGTAATAATGTTGCGATAGGTGGCCACAGCCAAGTTGGAGATTTCGCTTGTATAGGATTGAATTCAAGCGTCCATCAATTTTGTAAAATTGGTCAATACTCAATGATTGGTATGGGTTCAGCAATAACCAAAGATGTTTTGCCGTTTTATCTCATAAGTCATACAAACGGAATAAAAACTTCAGTTAATGTGGTAGGCATAAAAAGAAATTATAAAGGTGATATCTCTATTAAAGAAATTAAAAAAACTAAAAAATATATAAGTGATAATAGAAGTGTTTGTAAATCCACGGATAATAAAGAACTGCAGTCTATTTTATCTAATTTTACGTCTGCTTCAAAGGGTATTTATTACTAACAGTTAACAATGAACTACATCGCTGTTTTATTCAAGCCTCCGAAAAGCTTTAGGGATTTTGGGGCTGGATATTCCCCTGAATGGGTTAATAAATTATATAGAAATTTAAAAAAATGGTCTCCAGAGGCGACCTTAACTGTCATTACAGATTTTGAAAAAGGATTTTTACCTGAAGTGATAATATCTCCATTTGTTCTAGAAGACTCTGGGTGGGCGAGATTGATGGAGATGTATAGACCTGATTTAGTTGGGGAGAGGTCTATCCTTATAGGTTTAGATAATATATTCGTAGGGGATTTATCAGATATAGAAAAGTGTGATGATGAAATAATTTTACCTAGAGACCCATTTTATCCTCAACATTTTTGTAACGCTGTGGTTTCTATAGGTTGGAAGTATTCTAATAAATTGTGGAATCGGTGGTTAGAAACTAGGCGGATAGACATGGATAACCAAAAATATAAATTAGATGGACAGTTTTCTGAAATGTTTTTGTTGAGAGATCAAATCAAACAAGCTTCATATTGGGACGATTTGTTGCCTAGTAAAATAGTCAGCTACAAAGTTCAATGTAAAAAAGGTGTACCAGATAAAAAAAATAGTATAGTGTATTTTCATGGGAACCCAAAACAGCACGATTTACTGGACAGAGATTGGGTTAAAAACAATTGGTTTTAAAATATGAAAAAAGTAATAATTACAGGAGTGACAGGTCAAGACGGCAGCTTTATGGCTGATTTCCTCTTGGAAAATACAGAACATACTATTGTAGCTGGTGTTCGTAGGTTAAGTGTCAAGAATCACGTTAACATTCAACACCTTCTAGATCACCCTAGATTTAGGTTAATAGACCTTGATGTGGCTGACCAAGCTAATACTGAGTTGGTAATTTCCGAAGAGAAGCCCGATTACTTTATTAACTTTGCTGCAAATTCTTTTGTGGGTGTGAGCTGGAAGATGCCAGTCAACCATATGGAGACTAACGCAATGGCTGTTTTATATCAGCTTGAGGCTATTCGTAAGCACTGCCCCGATTGCAGATACTACAATGCTGGATCTTCAGAGGAGTTTGGAGATGTTTTATACTCTCCTCAATCAGAACTCCATCCTATACGCCCAAGAAGCCCATACGGGGTTTCTAAGGCTAGTGCGAGGCATATGGTGAAAGTCTGGAGAGAGTCATACGATTTATTTGCTATACAAGGCTGGCTATTCAATCACGAAGGAACTCGTCGTGGAGAAGAATTTGTCACTCGGAAGATAACTAAGAATGTCGCTAGAATTAAGAATGAGTATATATTAGATAATTTCAAACCTCTTGAACTAGGTAATGTAGACGCTAAGAGAGATTGGAGTGACTCGGAAGATTTTGTAGAGGGGATTTGGCTTATGCTCAATCAAGAGGAACCTAGAGAATACGTTTTGTCTTCTAATGAGACTCATACCATTAGGGAGTTTGTGGAACAAGCTTTCAACTTCGCTGGGTTTGCTCTTGAAAAATGTCAATGGGTTGGTCAGGGTGTAGATGAAAAATACATGCACGATGGGAGGGTTTTATTGCAGATAAATCCAGATTTTTATCGTCCTGCTGAAGTTGAATTGCTTTGGGGAGATTCTTCAGAGGCTCGTAGATCCCTTAAGTGGAAGCCAAAAACAGATTTTATCGGCTTGGTAAGAAAAATGGTTGTCAATGATTTGAATTTGTATTAAAGTCCCCCTATGGCGGTAGGAGAAAAGCAATGTCCAGATTGTGGAGCTGTAGTTGGATCAAGGGCTAAAAAATGTAAGTGCGGCCATTTCTTTAAAGCTAAGAAGAAGCCTAAAGTAAAAATCAGCAAAATAGATATCTTAGAAAGGCTAGTTATTGATCCTGAATCTGGTAAGAGGGTTTTTTACAAAGCTCAAATGAAGCATCTGAATCTTTTGTGCGAAAGGTATTCTCTAGAGTTCATGAACGTGGTTAATTTCTATAAGAAGTTTGACTCCTTAACTTACCTAGTAAGTCCTAAGTTAAAAAAAGCTCTTGACAAGAAGTTCAGAGCTTTCAATTATGTGGTTGACAAATCTAGGTATCCAGAGTATATTTTTGGTGAGAAATCTGGTGAGGATTTCACACCTGTCAAAAAGAAGAAAACATTAAAAGATTTTTTAGATGAGTAAAGAACAGAATCCAAATACGATGCTTAAGGGTTTCCTTAAGGAAACTAAAGAAGATCATTATAACTTTGAGGAGGAGATTAATTACAAGGTCTCAAGCGGTTCTTTAGAATTTGACTTGCAGTTGGGCGGAGGTTTCGGACCCGGACTACACAGATTTGTGGGCATGAACGAAGGGGGTAAAACTTCTGAATCATTGGAGGTGATGAGGAACTTTTTAAAGATGCCGGGGACGCGAGGCGTTTTTATTAAAGCTGAAGGGAGGCTCTCTCCAGAGATGAAGGAGCGTTCCGGTATTAATTTCGTGTTTAGTGCTGACGAGTGGGTTGACGGCACTTGTTTTGTTTTCGAGTCCAACATTTATGAGATCGTGGTAGATCTAATGAGGAGGTTAGTTCAATTTAATGATGACAAAACTAAATATTGTTTCGTGCTTGATTCTGTAGATGGATTAATCCCCAAGAATGATGTGGGTAAGAATTTTGAGGATTCTACTAAAGTCGCTGGGGGAGCTGTAATTGCTGGCGTCTTCATGAAGAAAATGTCCATAGCTCTGCAAAAAAGAGGTCATATGGCTATTTTTATCTCTCAAGTAAGAGCGGATATAAAGCTAGATCCGTATACGAAAGCTCCAGTAAGACAGACTACAGCTACAGGAGGTAACGCTTTACTTCACTTTGCTAATTGGATTATTCAATTTGAGCCTCGCTATAATGGGGACGCTATTCTACGGAATGCATCAGTGAAGAAGATGGATTCTAAGACTAACCCTCCTATAGGTCATTTCGCTAAAGTCACTGTTAAAAAATCTCCCAACGAAAAGACAAACACCTCTATTAGCTATCCTATTAGATACGGGCAAAAAGGAGGTAAGTCGATATGGATTGAAAAAGAAATAGTAGATCTGCTCTTGGCTTGGGAGTTCGTCAAGAAGAGCGGGGCTTGGTTGAGTATCACAGAAGATTTCAAAGAGGTTCTACAGGATACGGATTTTGATTTACCAGAGAAAATTCAAGGCGAAAATAATTTATTTAAGCTTATAGAAGGTAATGAAGGTTTTTGTGAATTCCTTGTCTGTTATTTTAAGAACGCTATTGAGGAGTTAGGTTAAGACTTGATGAAGTTCTACACTGTAGACGGCAAACTCCGTAATTTAAAAAACCCTAAAAAATATCGCATAGATTGGGAAGGCTCCAGCAGGAGTAAATTCCAAAAAGGTGTAAAGGATTTCTTAAGGAATTATTGGCACTTGGATATAGTATTTGAGGAGTTTAGGATAGTCGGCAGTCGTTTGTCTCTAGATTTTTATAACGCCAATAAAAGGATAGCTATAGAGGTTCAAGGGGCGCAACATACGAAATATGTGAAACACTTTCACAAGAATAGGCTTAAATATTTAGATCAATTGAAAAGGGATCAAAAAAAGCTGGACTTCTGTGAAATGAACGATATAAATCTAGTTGAGATCTACCCAAACGATGATGTTACTACATCGTTTTTCGAGGACAGAGATATTTACTTATGAATGAGCAAGATAATTTATTTTCTATTCCAGAAGGTTTAGTAGAGAAGATATACGAAATTTCTGGAGATTCGGAACGTTACAAGGGTCTTATCATGGTTGTGGCGAATGAATCTGGAGAGCCAGTCATATATACCAAGTTCGATTCTGTGATTATGGAGCTTGGCTTGCAGCAAGCTTTAGAGGACTACTTGGTAAAATCTAAATCTGATCAGGGGGTTGACAAATGATTTATAGCTATGAATTGGAGAAGCAGTTGTTAGCTGGGCTTCTAAAAGATCCTCAGTCTTTGATTGAAATATCCAACTTTATAAGTCATAAGGATTTTTACTCAGAGGGTTCCCCTTTGCATTCTACTATCTTTAGGGTTATCAAACAAGCTGTAGATGCTGGGGATGAGGTGGATAATGTAATTATCGCTCAAAGGGTTAATGAGGTCGGCTTAAGCTTTGCGGGGAATATTATCCCTGCGGATTATATCAAATCTTTAGCGATGAGATCTGTCCCTTCGGGCAATTTGATAAAGACTTGCAAAGAGCTTAAAAAATATTCAATAAGGAGGGAAATCTTAGAATCTTGTGAGGATATAAGTAAGAAGATGAAAGCTATCAAGCCTGAATCTTCTTATAGAGATATCGTCGAGACGGCAGATCATATCTACAATTCTAAGATTAACTTGTTTGAGATAGGTAATGATGTCCCAGAGAATATCTATGATGATATGGAGGCTCTGATTGAGGAGCGGGGCAACAACCCTATTGAAGAGTTCGGCATGATGGGGCCGCATGAGAAAGTTAATGATATTTATGGCTCTTTGTTACGGCCCGGAAACATTACTGTCATAGTTGCTCGATCAGGAGTTGGTAAGACACAATACTGCATGGATTACGCTACAAAAGTAGCTTTGAAATATGGAGTCCCAGTTCTGCATTTTGATAATGGAGAGATGAGCAAGGAAGAGCTTATGATGCGTCAATGCGCTGCTCATTCTGGAGTCCCTATGCATTTGTTGGAGAGTGGTAAATGGAGAACTGCTGGTGCAGATGTCGTCGAGAAAGTCCGCTCTGTCTGGCCTAAGATTAACAAACTTAAGTTCTATTACTACAATGTAGGGGGGATGGATGTCGATGGGATGATAAACACTTTGAAGCGTTTTTACTACTCTACAGTTGGCCGTGGTAACAAGATGGTCTTCTCTTTTGACTATATTAAAACAACTAATACAGCTAACTCTAATCAGAATGAGTGGCAGGTCGTTGGAGAGATGGTTGATAAATTCAAAAGGTGTATTCAGAAAGACGTTCTTGAAGATGGTGAACCTGTGATTCCAATGATCACTTCTGTTCAATCGAATAGGAGTGGTATTACCACTAACCGCAATTCCCAGAATATCGTTGATGATGAGAGTATTGTTTCTCTATCTGATAGGATTACGCAATTCTGTTCGCATATGTTTATTCTGAGAAGGAAGACTGAGGATGAGATCCAAGAAGAAGGAGTCAGGTTCGGCACTCATAAGATGATCAGTGTTAAATACAGGAGTTTGGGTAGAGATATAGCTGGAGCTATTGAACCTGTCCAAGTGGATGATTCATTAAGGAAGAACTTTATTAATCTTGATTTTAATAATTTTAATATCTCAGAGAGGGGAGACCTTCGTGATATTATAAGAGTTAGAAACGGAGATCCAGAACTAGACCAAAGTAATCCAGATGCAGCACCAACACCAATCCCAGACTTCGATTCATTCGGAGGAGTTCCAGAAAATTCTTGAGTCGATAGGTTACAATCTTATTGATTGTGGTGATCACTGGAGGGCGCAAGCTCTTTACCGGAACGGGGATAACGCTACAGCTCTAAAGATTTATAAGAACACGGGGATTTGGATGGACTTTGTTGAGAGTAAAGGCTCTCAAACTTTTGAGTCTTTAGTCAGGATGACTGTAGGTGACAAATCTGAATTTTCAGAGACTCTCCAAAAGATTAGAAAGAGCAAGACTTTTATTACTAAACCAGTAGAGAGGATAGAAATGGAAAAGATATACCCAGACGAAATGCTAGAAAAGTTATTCCCTCATTATAATTTCTATAAAGAAAGAGGTATTTCAGAAGCTACCCAGAAAGCTTTTAAAGTGGGTTTATCTGGTGTAGGCAAAATGTATCGCAGGATGGTATTCCCTGTTTACAATAGCGATTCACAGATCATTGGGTTTTCAGGGCGAAGTGTGGACGCAGGGAAGATACAGAACAACATCACTAAATGGAAACATATAGGCAAGA